GATCAGGCCCAGAGATATTAGCATGTCTTGTAAAGGCGTCAGAGCTGTACGTATGGAATTCGTAACACGTTCCCATACAACGGGCCAATTTCTGGTTGGACCTCTTATGAACTCTCTGTTCAAATCTTCAAGATTGTCATTTAGATCAGATATACTGGTAGATCTAAAGACCTCTGTGAAAGCCCTACCTACGTTTCTACCTCTCCTGAATACCGATAACGTGTCATTCATGGACTCCACAAAGGCTCTTATCGGAAATGAAGCTTTAAATACATTGGCAGAGAATCGAGTGACTAATATATTTAACTCAACAAACAAGTTAGTAACTACGGTTATCGGTGGTCCCAATAGTTTGGGAAACAATCCTGCAATACCCGACAACGTGCTAAATATCAAAACGCCGATATTCTTTAGCAGTATCGCAAATTCAAGAAGCAGGCCCTTGGAACTGTCTTTCACTTCGGAAAAAGGATTCTTTTCCAGCAACTGTCCAAATGATGGTATCTTCCCTTCATCCAAGGTGAACTCTTCTCTGGCTGTCTCAGCTCTGACTCTAAGGGTGGGACCTGTTATAGCCTCTTCTAACTTCTTCTTTTGAGTAATAAAGATAGCCAATAGACCGGTAATCTTCTCATGCATATCCTGATAAAATGAATATAGCTTAAAAGATCTGCTCAACAGTACATCTCCATTAAGCACGGCTTCTTTTACCAAATTGAAGAAATTACCTTCGAGAAAGTCTGTTGCGAAATTCCTTGCAGCAAGCTTCACTATCACGCTAGACAATAGAAGATTCTTAGCAAACCCATCCACTGCATCTGTCATAGCAATTATGCGTGTGGCGAATCCTTCAGCAAATCCAAAGTCCAAACTGAGTGTACCAAAGAATCTGGATATGGATGTGGTCAGCTGTCCGACAGCTTGTTGTGCCGTTATGGATGTCTTATTAAATTTATCATCAGTGCGCTTTCGGTAGTCTTCCAGAACCTTCACCACAAGATTGGTCGTGAGCTTGCCTTCTTCAGCGAACTTGCGTAATGCTCCCGCGTCCAGCTTCAGAGATTCCTTCAAGGCGTTACCCAGGAAAGGTAGCTGCTCAAGAACAGAATTCAATTCTTCACCTCTGAGTGTACCTGAGGCGATACCCTGTTTGAGCTGCACAAAAGCGGCTCTTATTGTCTGTGCGGTACCTCCAGACAGTACGGCCATCTTCTGCAAGGTCTCTGTCAAACGTTCTATCTGGTCAGCGCTTTTACTTGTGTTCTTTAAAGCGAACGCAAAATCTGAATACAATTCCACAGTGGTTCTGAATTCGGCACGAGCTCTTCTGGCAACACGGTATAAAGAATTCTGCCTTATAATCAGTTCGTCTGTGCTGTCTATTACCAGACGTAATCTATTGTCCAGATTGACGAGCGCGTCTGCAGAACGGTTTATAGCATTCACGCCAGTAACGGTTGCGAAAGCAGCAGCAAGGCCAATTACAGCATTCTTTATACTGAAAAAGCTACTGGCAACTTTTTTGTTTGATGCCACTATTTTCTTATTTGTATCAAGAGAGGCAGTCTTGTATTTACCTACTTGCTTGGTGGTATCACCTACTGCCTTATTTACTGCTCTCAGCTTATTGCCACTAATAGCCCCAAGAGATTGATTGGTTTTGACAGAGTTGCGTATCAACTCCGCCAGTTGCCTATTGATTAAGGCAAGTTCTTTTCTGGCAGATGTCGCATTAGCTTCAAAATCTATACTTACACCTGACATTGTGTACCTCTAATTTAAAACCCCCACCATATATTTATGATGAGGGTATGTTTTTGACAATCACGCCTTTAGGGCGTAACTTCGTGTTATTCAATACTGTTCGTTCTACAAAGAAAGTGGGAGCTTGTTTAGAAGAACCCTGATTGAGCTTTGATATATGATCTACACGGTTGACAACCGCATCATTTTCAACATGCCACCCAGCTCTGGCTTCTCCAGTGTCAATGGGAGTAACAACCCTGAGAGCTTCCACAAGTTTTTGCTTTTCTACAAAAGCTGCAGCTTTCTCTGCATCTTCAATTTGTTGTTTCATCTTTTTAACGGCAGCTTGAATGCCACCAATACTGACCTTAAGAACCAATCTTCTCACCTCCTTTGGCCTGTGTTATCTTGCTATATAACGCAGAACCTCTAAAAGAATTAACATTCAATTGTCCTTCTTTCTTATCTTCGTGTGCGCCATATATTGCACGCAAGGAAGAAAATATTGTCTCAGGCTTAGCCTTAACACCCTGTGCTTGAAGTAACTTGAAAGTCCTGTCATCTTCTCGCCAGCCTTCGGGACGCATTTCAAAGTATCTCAACCACCCAACAAACTCTGTATAAGGCATTTCATGAATGAGTTTATAAATCGGAAGTTGCAAACAATGCGCTATTTCATAAATGACGAGCTCTCCAGATGACAGCTCTACTTTCCCTTCTTATCTTCTCCCATACCGGAAAACTTCATGATTTCACCAGACAAGCTTGATAACTCATCCATGGGAAAAGTTTGGAATTGTTCGTCTGTAAGATCTTCTGCGCCTTCAACGGCTTGATTCATAACAAACCTAAGCAACGCGAAATTGTCGGAAGTCTCTTCGGCGGCATCTTTGGCAAGTTCTTGTATTTCCAGAACCTGGGCCACGCTTAATTTTTTAATATCAACTTTGGTATTCATAAAAGATACAGACTTAGTCATGGTTGTACCGACCAAAGCTAATAAATTTTCTGCCTGATTTCCCACTCTATTCTCCTTTGAAATTTTCGGAATTTTCATATTGGAAGTCATCCAATTGTTTCCTCATTTGATGTAACAATGATAAGGTCAAAAAGACCTCTTCGGATTTCGCTCTATTTTCAGCAAACTCAGACACCCTGTCGAATGTCTTACGAATACTGATATCAATACTCTTTCTCATATGCTTTGCAGTCGTTCTAAGAACGTATGCTTGGCTAAATGGCTTTTCATCTTCTGTCATAATATTCTTCTGAAATAAAGGGGACCCCATGATGAGGCCCCCATTAGTTACTAGTCGGTAAATGCACCGTAGAAGTCTGATTGAACAGTAATGGTTACTGTTGCAGTGTTAGCATCAGTCAACTGCGGATTTACCAGAAGGGCTTCCATCTTGCCGATCCAGAAATACTGACTGTTTTCCACAGTACCAATTTCACCCGCGACTGAACCGTAACCACCTGTCGGCTCCGCATTCAGCAATGCAAAACGAAAACAATACTGAAGACCGTCTCCGACTTTGGAACCGAGCCAATCAGCGGTATCCTGCCAATCTTCACCAACAAAGTTAAGTGACAACTCAACGGAAGGAGCGTCAGCCTGACCCTGGATTTGCTGAGAAGTCTTGGAGCCGTAAACAGGGACGTTCACGACGTTAGGTGGTGTACCGATCGCTGGGAATTCGCGAATGTTTTTAATACGAACAAATTCACCACTACCAGCGACACCAGGGGTGGTACCGTTGGCGATTTCACCAGTTATCGCAAAACAATCTTTGAAATTTGTTTCAGTTTGAGTGCCGCCTGCGATGGCATCGATAAGCGCCTGAGTATCACTACCAACTCCAACGTCAACACAAATAGACATGTCTGAGAAAAGACCTGCACCAATTGAGGCAATATTAGCCATTATTGTACTCCAGTGTAATTAAAAGAAATTGTGTAAATAGATCGATACAAAGAAGGATCATCAATGTCCAACTGACCAGCTCCCACCGTACTGTTGAGGAACTGTGTAGCACCATTGCCACTCGTTTCCAAGTATTGTCCTGTCAAGTATTGATCCAAGATATCTGCAATTTCGAAAGGACGCAGTGGTCCGTTTCCAGCAGACGTAAATATATCTATAATTAATTGACCTGAAAGTGAATCTAGCGTAGAAAGAAAACTAGAAGGAACTATCGATACTCTGATAAATTCAGTTCCAGGGTTGATTGGTATGTGATTCTGAGGATATGTCTTGATACTCTCTGTGGCCCAACCAGCGGCATCAAATACAGAGAATATAT